CCTTACCTAGCTTCTTGTGCCACTTAGCTACGCCCTTATACTTCTCAGTGAAGTGTTCGTAGTACGCTTTGACAGCCTTACTTCTGCCATAACCTGTAGCGCCGAAGAGGGGAGCGAAGGTGTGTTCCTTTGCTTCCTGTCTGGTAGTAGGCTCACCTGCATCCGTGATAACCTGAGCAGTGTAAGCATGTACGTCTACACCATCGTCAATCTCTTTCATAGCTACCTCATCCTGCGCTAAGTACGCAGCAGTTCTAAACTCAAGCTGGGCAAAGTCTGCCTCCATCACGTAGCCGCCATCCCAACGAGACACAAACACTTTCTTAACGGGGAAGGTGTTACCTCGTGGCATGTTCTGCATGTTAGGGTTACGCCCAGAGAAGCGGCCTGTAGCTGTAGTAGTCTGAGATAGGTCAACGTGAAGTAAACCATCTGGCTTAGTGAACAAGTCAATACCCTCAACGAAGTTAGACAGGTAGCTACCCACAGCATTGTACCTACGGTAATCAGTAAGGAACTCTATTGCATCATACATAGCTTTGTTCTTAGCTGTAGCAATGAGTACCTCTAGGTTACCCTTAGACGTAGAGAAACCATTAGCGCTTACCCAATCCTTGTTAGGTGCAGAGAAGCTAAGCCCTGCCACTTGGTTCAGTTGCTTCAGGCGATAGCCTCTAGCTTCACAGTCCTTGCACTTGTTAGGTCTTGCATACTTAGTGCCATCCTTCTTGATGCGATACGTCTTACCTGTACCCTCACAAGTCTCACACGTATAGGCTTGCGTCTTGAAGATACGATCAGTGTTAGCAGCTACAGTAGACTTGTACTCATCCTTATCGTTAACGTGATCGAATAGATCTACCCATTCCTTCTTATCCTTAGGCTTCTTACTGTAGATAACATTAGACATTTGCTCTGGTGAGTTGATGTTGATAGGTGTGTCACCCATAATCTTACGGACGTGCATGTTGAGGCGTGTCTCTAGTGCAACCTTCTCATCCTCAAACTCTTTACGCACCTCATCCAATGCAGTACGATCTACCTTGAAGCCACGCTGGTACATCTTGCACAGGGTAACTGCAACCTTCATGCTTATGTCTCGTACCTTTATCATTGACTCACTCTCAGGCTTAGAGAAGTCATCCTCTTGAGCAAGGAACAACTCACGTGTTACATGTAAGTCACTCTTGAGGTACTCTTGTAGCTCAGCAAGAGGTATCTCATCAGTGTTGTATCCTTTCTTGTAGTACTCCTTAAGCACATCAAGCTTACGGGATGGTAGCTCACGCACCTCAGCGCAATACCCTAAGCCTATGCCTCGCTTCATACCACGTAGCAGTAAGTACTCACCTATAAGTGTGTCATATATGTCACCATCATAAGTAAAGCCTGCCTCCCACAACCAAGGTAAGTCGTGCCGTGCATTGTGTACAATCAAAAGAGAAGTCTCATCCAGTACAGCCTGTAGTACAAACGCAGCCCCACCGCCTGTGTCCTTCCTCTCCTTATGATCGAAGGTAAGTATGTGCTCCTCATCAGTCTTGTCTACATTGAGAGTACCCACTTGAACCAAGAAGTTTCCTGGCTCCCAAGGGTCTAGCAAGTTCTTGCCCTCTCGTTTAGTAGTGTTGTTCTCTACGTCTAATACTGTTCTCATCATCTCTCCTAAGCTGTGTACTGTGCTATGTCGCCATCCAGTTCACAAGTAATGCGTCCATGCCACCCGCCATCTAGTTTGTTCTTAGCGATAGTTAGGTAGCGTGTCAAGTCCTCTTCTTCGTCAACCCCCTCGACTTGGCGGTTCTTAGAGATCAGTACCATCAGGTCTGCCTCTGCTGCCTTGCCTGTCTTACTGCCCTCCATCATAGACATGTTAGGTTGTACTACACCCTCAGCATCCGCACTAAGTTGTGACATCCAGATCACTGCACAGTTGTAGATCTTAGCGATGTTACGTGCATGGATAGCTGCATCCTTTAGGTACACATCAGACTTGTCAGAGGTACGGCTAGCGAACTTGTCACCCATGTCTAGTACTACGATGTCAGGCTTGTAGCTCTTAACTACAGCCTCAACCCAAGCCATGTCCTTACCTGTACTATCCTTTAGTTGGATCTGCTGCTTGACCTTAGTGTAACGAGACAGAGCCAGTGCTTTGTTCTCAGTGATCTGCTTGAGGTTCATACCAGAGGAAGCTTGAACGTAACGTGCAGCTACACGCACCGCCTTCTCCTCGTTAGTGAGTATCAAACACCTAGCACCCTGATGAGCGAACCCATTAGGTGAAGCAATGAGTGACGCATGGAAGGTAGTCTTACCTGTGTTAGGCCGTGCGCCTACCATAACTAAGTGACCACCACTGATACCTTCGACACGCTCACGTAGGCTAGGGATGTTCATCTTCCACTGTGTCTCAACTTGAATGCCCTCAAGGATAGTGTCTAACTCAATGTCCTCGAACTGGATGTTGAGGTTAGGGGTGAAGTCATCCTTGTAGTCTTCGACTAACTTGCGTAACTTCTCTAGGTTGTTCTCCTCTCCATTAACATAGTTGAACCCTAAGTTAGTAACCAACTCACCAACGTACTGCTGAAACAGGCGTGACAGTACCTCAGTAGCAATCTCCTCATGCATAGGCGACTCACCCTGAATGCGCTTGAACAGGTGAGAGTATGCTTCCTTGTTAGCTGTAGTCATAGTGCGGTTAGCTGTAAAGAACAGCGCCTCTAGTTCAGAGGGCGTGATGCTCTTATCGTATAGCACCATAGCCTGATCCAGAGCCTGCTTAATCTTACGCATGTCCTTGGTGAACAGCGCATCAGGGCAACGCATACCCTTGTGATTATCGTAGAACTCTTTGTCCATTAGGTTACGTAGTAATGCTGTCTCTGTCATACTATTAGTCCTCTCTTGGTCCATAACGAAGCAACTCGTATATAGATATGATTGCTATCACAGGCCACCCTAGTGAGAACCATACGTGTGCATTAGGTTTGTTGGGGTCTACTGGGTCTGTTACGTTAAGCATAAGTATAGCACCCAATGCATACATAGTAGCTACCCCATATAAATACTCTGTCATCGTTTACCCTTTATAGGTTCTAGTCTCCACATACCTTCTGTCTGATTTAGTGAGGTAATTAAGTCTAGTAATTGTTGATACGATATTACGATAAGCTGATAGCTCTTGTATGATTCGTCATACTGCCTGAGATATACCGTACCCTCATCAGCGAGTACAACTTCCAGATCCTCATACTCATCATGCTCATCCATACTAGTAACGATAGCAATGTCATGCTCGAACTCAACACTATACATCTGACTGCTCCGCTACAAGAATGTTGACGTGTGCTACGTTACCCTCAACACGGGTGATGACATACTCTAGCCCCGCCTTAGTGAGTAACAATCTTAGTTGACCTACAGGTATCATAGCTTATCCTCTCCATTAAGTTGATTGATACGCATCTGACAATAGCGTTGGACTTTCTCTAAGTCAATGATCTCGCTTTGTACCTGCGTCTTACCCTCATACATCTTGTAGCCTGCACGACTGGCATACTTAACAATGTTGCCACGCCAGAACTCAAAGCTATTACGCATGATGTATGTGATAGGCTCAATGTCCCACCGTGCATAGTGTGTAGGTTCATTAACGATGTCTGCCCCATGCTCTGCCAATACAGTCTCCTCAAAGTCTTCATATTCTTTTGTTAGGCGATCCCATTCACTCTTTATCATTGCTCTTCCCATTCTTTGCGTCACGTTCTTGAGCAGCCTTGCGCTCCTCTGGTGTCATTGGTCTAACGTCTGTGAAGTCTGCCTCTAAGGGCCACTCATTATCAGTCATCACCATCCTCCGAAAGTGCATCCCAAGATACAGGGAATAGTTCGATCATCAGGTGGTCAATCTGCCGTGCTACCACTCGTGTCTCTGCTTGTGTGTCAGGCTTACAGCGTAGGTTACACATGTCTGCGAAGGCATCCAGGCTACCGCTCCAGTACCACTCAGTCATAGTGCTTTGAGGTAGCATCATACGTGCTTGCTCAGGTGCTACACCATCTTCCAACATATCCTTATACACCCGTAAGGCTGTGTGATTTACAAACTCAGGATCAGCATCAGTGTGGACAGAACCTTCGCTGCCTTGCTTCTTATCAGAACTACGTCCACGCCACACTGAAGGCTCATAGAACTCAGGCTCACTATCCACATACCTACGGCTGATCTCATTCCAACGTAGGAACTTATGCTTCACGAGTTGTCGGGCTACAAAGATCGGAGCCTTGACGTGGAAGCTGGCGAAGCAGTGACCAAAGGGACTGATGTGCTTGTGCTCCGCTAAGTAACGAATAAGCTTATCATCTTTAGCTTTGAGTACGGGTGGACCCCAAGGATCATCCTCCATCTCGCTTTTCTTTCCGAAGGATACACGAGCTGCGTTGGCTACAGTTAAGTCACTACCCATGTGTTCTATGTATGTTGCTCTAATCATCTACCTGTACCCCTATACATTCTACTGTCTCATTCTTATCGTTGACCATAACCGCTGCATCTCTGAGTGCTGTACTGCAGAAGGTCTCGTTCTCGTATGTACCTAAGTGGTAGTACTTTACACCTACGTCAGGCACAAAGACAAACCATATTAACAACCATGTAGTGCTCATGCTACCATCTCCTTAAGTCTAATTATATCCTCGTGTACACCATACTTGATGTCATCGTCAAGTAGTAAAGCCTTGGTGGGTAACCCTGTCCAAAGCTCTACCTCTCGTTTGTATTGCAAGGTCTTGTGTACTGCGTCCCTGTCTAACGCTACGATCACCTTGTTGAATTCTCCTAGCTGTTGCATAATTGTCACACCTATAGATGTACCAAGGATAGCAAACCCTACTGCGCTGGGCATGAAGTGTGCCACCTTGATAGCACTGATAACATCCTCAACTACCACAGCCACATCAGCCTTGGAGTTGTTACGCTTAGTGAAGTAGTCAGCCTTGCCACTGTAGCGATACCACTTAGGTATAGCGCCATCAAGCGCACGGCCTACAGCATCAATGAGTTTACCTTTGTAGTGTATAGGAAACACAGCACGTCTATCCTTTACATCGTACATCAAACCCTCATGTTGTAGGTCATACTTAGCGATAAAGCTCTGTAACAAAGTGTGATCTGAGGTAGGCTGCACTACATATTCTGGATAAACTAGTGCTTCTATCTCTTTGTTCTTAATAGGTTCTACCTTACTCATGCGTAACTTAATCTCTGCTGCTGTCATGTT